GCTTGCCCTTTTTATCTTTTACAGGCATACCATTTTTTGTTTTAATACCCGTAAATTGAAGGACAATATCAGGATTATTTTTTATATCCATAATTAAATACCTCCAATTATTTATATTTTATAATTGTTTTATTAATTTATTTATAATTTAAAATGATAAACTTTATATATATGAGATTACTCAATAATCTTGGGTGAAAACAAATGGAAATAAATACAGACTATATGAAAGATATGAATGGCTGCCCTCTTAATGAGGGCGATTTTGTTAAAGCAAAAAATAATAAAATCTATAGAATATGTTTTGGCGAGTATTTGATGCCAACAACATGCCCAGACTGCGGGTATATGTTTGAAAGACCCCAAGATGAAGATGGTATTTTGCATTTTGGGTTTTATCTTGAAGACAAATTTGGCTGTATTGAAAGTTTTAATCAGCCTTGGAAGTGGGCACAAAAATTAAATGAGGAGTGATAGAATGATGACTTTAGAAGAGTTGCAAGCAAGAGTTAATGAAGAAAAAGAGTATGTGGGTATTAAGCAATACTCACATAATATTGTTTCTTTGCTTTTGCAAGAAACTGCAAACAGATTTGGAAAAGCAGAAGCAAACAGGATTATTGAAGAAGAAGAACTTGAAATATTAGGCTGGCACAAGGTGAAAATATGAACACTGCGATAAGAAATATTAGAACAAAAGCACTTCAGCATGAAAGCTACGACTTGATTAGAAGACTAGCAGGTGGAGATATCAACAAGCTAGACGGCATTGGGAACGACCACTTGACTTTAATTTCTAAAGATGTAGAACCCCATTATGTAAATGATACTTGGGTTAAAGAAGGTCTTTGGGAAATTAATTTAGTTACTGACTTTGAAAATATCACATTTTATATAAACACAATAACAAAAGAAGTAGCTTCAGATAGTGTTAAATTTCTAGAAACTTTGATAACTAGTTTAAATTTATATATATAATTTTTTTATTTTATTTAAATTATAGTTATATTTAAATACTTTTTTATATTTTTATATATTATGGGTGAAGTAAATGTAGTAAAAGATACCCGTGATGTCTTTTTAGATGCTTTAATTCAAAAAGCAGATATTGAAAATGACGGAAGTATTATAATCTACGGAATTGGAAGTGCTGAAGTTTTAGACAGTCAAAATGAAATTGTTAAAATGGACGCACTTGAAAAGAGCTTGCCACAATTACTTTTAAGACAGACAGTTTCTTTTGAACATAGAGATGCTATAGTTGGAAAAATACTTGATGAAAGATTAATCGACGGAGTAATGTTAAAAACTAGAGTAGATTATCCAACTGAGTATGATATTAACTTTTTTAAATCAATGGACATTAAACTAGATCCCATACAAAAATATTTGTTTATTTTAGCAAAAATACATAATGACAATGAATTTAATAAGTCTGTTATTCAAAAGATTTCTGAAGATATCTATAGAATGTTCTCAATAGCAGGGCATAAAATTAAATCTTCGTATGTTTGCAATAAAAGCAATTGTCATAAATGCGTTGAAGACTTAACTTTAGACGCTGTTACTATAACTAGAAAAGGAGCAAATCCCTTAGCTAAATTTAAAACTGTATTTGGAGGTCAAATAATGGAAAAGTCAGATGAGAAAACTCCAGTTGTGGAACCTGTTGCAAAAGCTGCAGAAGCTCCCAACACAGAAAAGGAGTATGAAATATTAACTAAAAAAATGAAAGAAATGGAAGAAAAATTGGAACTCTATGAAAAGAAAACAGCTGTTCCAGAAGCGAAGCAGCCTATTGTAGAGCCAATAACAAAAACTAAAGATGCTGTTCTTGTTAATTTATCTAAAGAAGATAGAGAACTTATTGTTAAAGATGTTACAGCTTCTATTATGGAAATAATCCAAAAGACTTCAGAAAAGTCAAAAGAAGTAGTTAAAGAAAAAGAACCTGAAAAAGTTCCCATTCAGAAAACTGCAGAACCTGAAAAAATAGCAAAATCTGATGATGAGTCTTTGATAGAAAAACTTAATTTAATTAGTAAAATTAGTAAAGTGGAGGTAAAGGTGAATTAATATGACTTCAACATATGGAGACCCAATTCACAAATTCAAGCCTATCAGTAAGTTAGTAAATGAAACTTATGGGTTTGACAAAAACATATTAGATTTTGATGCATTGCTTAAAGATGATGCGCCTGTAATTACTACAACTACGGGAGTCAGGAATACTATTTATGGAGCTAAGATTTTCAACCAGCTTTGTTTAGAGTGGAATGTATTTGCAGCTCTTCCCAAGTTTGACATGGAAAAATCTGGATTTAGAGTTATTACAACTGCTGCAAACTCAACTGGCGGGGGAATTGCAGAAAATGCTGCTATACCTGATACAACTAAACCAACTTTTGCTTTAGTTGCAACCGGAAACAAAGAAATGGCTACTTCTTTTGAGATGTCTTTGAAGAACTTAAACATGGAAACAAAAGATGACTCAATTAAATGGGCTCAGCTTGTAGACCACATGGGAAATGAACACAAGCAGCTTATTAACACAAACTTATGCATGGATAACGACACACTTGCTGGAAATAATATTGAGTCTATAGATAGAGCTGTTGGTTCTTATGCAGAAATAACTGCAATGAGTCAAACTGCAGGTGACTTAGATTTCCAGGGATTAGACAGAGACGGAGGAGCTACATGGGCAGATGCACAAGTTGATTACGCAACAACTGATAGAGCTTTGACAACTAAGTTAGTTAGAGATTTGATAGTTGCATGTGAGCCTTATTGGGACAGATACTCAAATAAAGTATTTATTACTGGATATGACACAGCTGCAGATTTAGCTGCATTATACGAGCCACAACAGAGGTTCCAAGATTATGTAAACATAGATACATCTTTCAATGGAGTTAAAGTAGTTGGAAGAGACACAGGATTTAGAGTTGCTACATTTGACGGAATACCCATATTAAAATCTAAAGATATCGCTAAAGACGGAGCTTCAAGAATATATCTATTAGACTTAGATTACATTGGAATTGGAATGGTTCAGCCAACAACTTATATGCAGTCAGACCAGTATCTTGAATTAGATAAATTTGGAAGAAAAGCTGCATACTACACTGGAGCAGAATTAATCGCAACAAAGTTCAAATGCCACGGAAAGATTAGAGATTTAGCATAAATCTTTAATTTTTATTTTATTTTAATACTGGAGGAAAAATCATGGCAAAGTTTATTTGTATCAAAGACGTTTTTGTTTTTAGAACAAGAGCGCCAATTTCTGGAAAAGAATATGAATTTAATAAGGGACTTCCAACAGAAGTTTCTCCTGAAGACATACCCTACTTTAGAAAACATAATTTAACTTACTCAGAAGTTGGAAAAGAAGAGAAAAAAGAAAAGAAAGTAGAAAAGATTGTAGAAAAGAAAGAAGAGAAAACTGGAGTTGAATAAATATGACTGCAACATTTACAGTTGCCATAACTAAACAAACAGTTATGGGAGATATGAGAGTTATATTTGGAACTTTTGCAGCTGCTGGAGGTTCTACAGGTGGAGATATTGCTACTGGATTAACTGCACTTTATCATATAGACATAACTCCATTTGGTTCTGCTGTTGTAGTGGGTAGTGCAGGTTCTATTAATGAAACAAAACCAACAGCTGCAGTTCCAGCTACTCCAACAGTTACATTAGTTTGCACAGCTGATACAACTGGAACATGGGTAGCATATGGGAAGTGATACAATGAAAAAATTTTTAGGGCTTTTTTTAATTTTAACCCTTTTTGCAATAACAGCAAGTCCTTGTCTTTCAGCTATTAATGTAGCTACAGTTAATTATGGCGGAGACTGCAACTTTGCTTATTTGACTATAAGTTCTGGGACAATTACAGTTGCTTTAGATGATGTTAAAGACTTTAATATCAGTGTTCAAGGCTATACAGCAGTTACATTAGATATTAATGCAACTGGAGTTTGTATTACAAGAGATGGAAATACAACTAATACAGATTTTAATATAACTAGTGCAGCATATAATACTATTGGAGAGTTACTTACAGCTTTAGAAGCTAGAGATGATATAACAATAGTTAGATGGGACAACTTAGATACTTCTAGAGCTTGCACAGAATTAAATGATGTATCTGCTGAAGACATAAACGGTTCTACTGTTTATACAGTCTTAAGAACAACAAATTATCAATTTACAACTACAACTTACCCAAAGTTTTCTGGATTAGAAACTGCGTTTGAAGCTATACCCGAAAATGCTTTTGCGTGGTCTACAGCAAATATGCAAGACAATAAAACTATACTTTCAACTTCAACTTTAGATGACCAGTCAAAAACTACAATTAAAGCAACAGCTGTAACTTTAACTGCGGGTGGAACAGTAACTAGTGTTCATGACCCATTTTATAAGATAACAGGAACTATTGATGATGTTCTATTTGGAATGCAAGTTTATAGGCATTTAAACTGGCAGATAGTGCATTCAGATGGAACTAATGCAATTGCAATATCAAATTTAAAATGAGGTAGTTAAATGGAAACTCCTGATATAACTAAAATGCTAATTGAAATGAGCAAAGATGTCCAAGACATAAAAACTAGTCTTAGGTATATGACAGAAAATTGTAAACAAGAAAAAGCTTGTTTAAATGACATAGACCAAAGATTAGAAGTTGTTGAAAACAAATGGGCACAAATAGATGGAGCTTTGAAATTTGTTCTTATAGCAGTATCAATGGGAGTTTCCAGTTTTCTTTTTACTTTGTATAATTGGATTAAAATACGCTTTGGAGTTTAGACCATGGATATTTTAAAAATAACATACTCGGGTGTAACTACTAGTATTAGTTTGTATATTGAAAATGACACATTAGTATGTGGTGCTGCTTCAATTAGTTTAACAACTTATGATACTATTGCTAAATTAAAAACTGAATTAGAAAAAATTACAGGAATTACTGCTACAATTTTAAATAGTTCTAGTGCATTTTTATGTTCTAAAATAAATGAAATTTCTAGATATTTTCCAGCTGAAGTTGTTGGAACAGGTGTTTATTTAAGTTATGACAATTACTCATCACCAAAACAAGTATGTGAGACATTTTCAGTTCCATATGCAAATATTGTTAATAGTTGGTTTGATAATGCAGATAATATCATAACAGCTCAAACGGGCGGATTTAAATTTAAAGAAATTACAGAAACTTTAACAATAGATGTTCACTCAGATATGCTAAAGACTAACGATAAATATATTAATAAATATGGATTATTTTATGTAGAATATAATGAACTATATCTACCAGAATATTCGCCAATTCAGAGTGTTAGTTCTTTGTCTATTGATGGAACTTCTGTTACTTACACAACACTTATAACAACATACAACAGTATCATATTAACTTCTAGTTCAGAAGTAAGTAGTTTCGTTGAAGGACAAGATAAAGTTGCAATAACTTTTAATTATGGCTACCCTAAAACATCTAGTTATGGAGTTATAGCTTCTCAATTAGCTACTTATATAATTTACGATAACTTAATTAATTATGTTTCTAGTGGAACTCAGGGATTAAAGCCTATAACAGCTACTCATAGTAGTTTAGTTTTAAAAGAAGAAGGCGACAAAGACTACTCTCAAGGAGTTACTAATAGACAACATATACGAAGTTTACTATCAGGATTACCAAAAAAAATTAATATGAGGGTTATATAATGAATTTTAAAACGTTTACTGATAACATAATACGTTTAATGAAAGCTGATACAACAAATTTATCTACTGTTGTATCTTATATTAGTCCATTTACTACAACGCCTGCTACAGGTTTTCCAATAATTTCTATTGAGATAGTAAATCCAAAGATAAAGCCATATAGCATTGGGACAACTACAAGATGGTATGACTTTGATATTAGAATTATATGCATTGAAAAAGTTAGTTCATTATCTGCAGCAACAGGAAGTATTTTTAATGGGATTTTAGCATTTGTTGATGCTAACCCGCAGTTAAAAAACTCAAATAATGCTGCAACATGCTTCCAACTTGGGGCGACTGTAGGCAGAGATATAACATTTAATTTATCTGCAAATGAATATGGAGACCAATTAGGAGGTATAGCTTTTTACATAGATATACCTTGTATAGCAAAATCTTAAATAATTTATAATTAAATTTAAATAAAGATACAAAAGTAAATAATAGGAGGAAATATTATGACAGCAGGAGTAGGTCACTCAAATCAAGAAATGTTTGTAAAAAAAGAAAGCGCTTGGGGAACAGGCGTTGACCCAACTGCTCCAACTACAGGGTTGGCAGAAGTTTTGGGAAGAACTAAAGATTTTTCATATAAAGTTGCTAACAGTAATGAAGTTTATAATACTGCGAGTTCAGCAATTCCAACTCATAAATCAATTGGAAATACACAAATTACAGGAACTTATAATTTTGACTATATCAATGCAATGCCTTTTGTCCCAATTTT